CTTCCGCGCCACAAGCGGCACCCCCTCCCGTTCAGGCGGCAGCGGCTCCTCCTCAAGCGGCTCCTCCCGTTCAAATGGCAGCGGCAGCAGCGCCCCCCGGCGGGTTGGCCTATCAGGACGTTTTTCCCGGCGACCCCATCTCGCCTCTTCTTGAAGCCCGTCAAGGTCGTCAGCAACTTGCCGCCACTCAGGGTATTGGGAGCCTTGCATAACAAGAAGTATGGGACTATGTTGGTCTCTCCATAAAGGAGGTATCCCATGGAAGTCATACTAATCAACCTTGCCATTATGACCCTTGTGCCCATAGTGTTTATTGGCATCGTAGCCTTGATAGCATTGCTATGACGTACCACCGAGGCAGATTATCCCCCCACTTCACCCTGGCGGAACTGACAAAAAGTTCTACCGCCCTTCGGCTGGGCATTCCCAATGAGCCCGAGCCGCGCCACATCCCAGCGTTGGAGCGGCTTTGCGAAACGATCCTGGAGCCCATCCGGGAGCACTTCGGCGTGGCCTTTTCGCCTAGCTCCGGCTTCAGAAGCCCGCAATTGTGTGAAGCGATTGGGTCCAGCAGCAAGAGCCAGCACACCAAGGGCGAGGCCGCTGACTTTGAGCTTCCAGGAGTAGACAATCACCTCGTCGCATCCTGGATCAGGGACAACCTGGATTTTGACCAGCTTATTCTTGAGGGCTACACCGACGACGACAAAAATAGCGGCTGGATACATTGCTCAACGACGGGCGAGGGCAACCGCAAAGAGGTCCTCCGCTACCACCGCGACACGGGCTATCTTCATGGGTTGGGCTAGCTGAACCACTTCCGGGCTTTTTCGCCAAGAACGTCGCTGGCAATGTTGCTTTTGGCTTGCAGGGCGTCCAAAATCTTTTCGTCTATGGTCCCTTCCGCCACGATGTCGATGTACGTCACGGATTTTTCTTGACCAATTCGGTGTGCCCTGTCCTCTGATTGCAGGCGTATCTCTAAGTCGTAGTTGTTGGCGTAGTAGATGACGGTGTTTGCAGCGGTCAGGGTCAGGCCGTAGCCGCCCGTCCGGGGCGTCCCCACAAAAAACCGGAGCGGCGACGTTTGATCTTGGAAAAGATCAACTGTATTCTGTCGCTCGTCCTGTGGAGTTTCGCCGTAAAAAGATGCCGCCGCTTCGGGCCCGAAGCGACGGCGCAAAGCATCAGTGATTTCTTGGACGTTGTGGACCCACGCTGCCCAGATGATCACCTTGCCTTGAACTTCCTCAACCGTGTCCAGAAGTTCTGTGAGACGGTTGTTTGGGAGGGTCTTGATTCCGTCTTCATCCGAAGGCAAAAACCCACACACAATTTGTTGTAACCTCATTATTTGCGTCAGAATGGATGTCGTTGTCGCCAATTCGCCAGAGTCAATTTGAGCCAGCGAGAACTTCTTCATTTCCTTGTAGACGCGCTTTTGCTCGTCCGTTAGCGGGACGATGCGCGTGACATAAACCTTGTCGGGAAGGTCCAAGCACTCTTCCTTCAGGATCCGGTGCGAAAAGCCGCCTAGCTTCTCCCCCAGTTCGTCCAACCGCCGGTAGCCCGTGATCTCCTGGAAGGAGCGGTGCCCGAGGGTGCGCCTCTGGATCTCGGCGTATCGGGCCTGAAACCCGTAGTAACTTTTGTGCCCCAACGCCTCGCGGTCCAGGAATTCGCACTGGCTGAACAGGTCCATGGGAGACTTTGTGATGGGGGAGCCGGTCAGGATACGCCGGTACTTGGCCAGCCGCCCGCACTTGATGATGTTTGAGGTTCGAGCAGCCTTGCGATTCTTGATCGTCGTGCTCTCGTCCACGATCACCAGATTGTCCGGATGGTTTTCCAGATACAGGAACGCTGCCGTGGCCCCTTTCTTCGTGGACAGGGCCTCGACGTTCATAACCAGAATACGCAGGCGCGGGTCCGCGCGCCGTACCAGTTCCGTCATCTGCTCCCGGAACCCTTTCGTGAGATTGGCCTGCCACCGCACCAGCAAGGTGTCGATCCGATCCGGTAAATGCGTCGGGATCTCCCTTTTCACCCAGTTGTCATACACGCCTTTGGGCGCAACGATGAGAACGGAATTTATTTTGCCTGCCTCATAAAGAGCGGCAGCGTTATCCAACGCGATTTTCGTTTTGCCTGTCCCCATCTCCAGGAACCACCCGTGGAAGGGCTCTTTCCAGGACTCCTCAAAGACCCGTCTCTGGTGATCGTAGGGCTTTGTCTTAAAAATGTAAGTCATTGGATATTTCTCCTTGACACTGACGTGGTATACGATATTATCGTACTCCTGTAAAGGGCCAAAAGCCCTTGAACCACGAACCACGAACCACGGAGGAAAAACGTGACCCCTGATAAGACTCTCCCCCTCAATGATGTGCTAGCTGAAATGGAATTCGACGCTACGTCCGATTCCAGCAAGTTAGATACCCTGAACTCCCAGAATTTAAGATCGATGGCCGAGGTGGCACGAGAAATTCGTGACAAAGAAGCCGAGATCGACGATCTGGAAAAAACCCTCAAAGCTAGAAAAGAGGACCTCCGGAAACAGTCCGAGGAGGAACTCCCTTCTATGATGGCCGAAATCGGAGTCAATTCATTTGAATTGGATGACGGCTCAAGAGTAACGATCAAGGACCTTTACGGGGGGCACATTTCTGTGGCCAACCGGGAGCCCGCCTACGAGTGGCTGCGCGATAACGGGTTCGATGACATCATAAAAAACACCCTCTCAATTGTGTTTGGTCGCGGCGAGGACGAAAAAGCCGTCCACTTCAGGAAAATCCTGGAGGGGCACGGCTTGTTGCCGGAACAAAACACGGGGGTTCACCCCAGTACGCTTAAAGCTTGGATCAAAGAACGAATGGAAGCCGGGGACAAATTTCCCATGGACCTGTTCGGCGCATACATCGGCCAGCGGGCCATCATCAAAAGGAGCCGATAATCATGGCGAAGACACCAGCGAAGAAAAAAGGCAACGGCACCGCCGTTGCCGTGCTTGACGAATCCATGTTCGAGGCCGACGCCGGTCTCGGAATGGAAAACGTGACATCCGACGATCTGGCACTGCCGTTCCTCAAAGTGCTTTCCCGCCAGGACCCGATCTTGGATAATCTTGATAACGCCAAGCCCGGGGACATCTACAACACTGTCACTGGAGCGAGTTATTCGGGGAAAGACGGCGTACTCGTAATTCCCTGCGCTTTCCAGAAACGGTTCATCCAGTGGGCTCCACGCGGGGGCGGCTCCGGCGCTCCACTAGGCATTTTTGGGCCCAGCGAAACGCGCCCAACGACAGAGCGGTCCGCAGAGGACAACAAGGACTACGTGATTGGCGGTACGGGCGATTACATCGAACAGACCGCGCAACATTACGTCCTTCTTTTGTCTAAAGAAGGGTCCGAGCGGGCTCTCGTGGCAATGAAATCCACACAGCTTAAAAAAAGCCGGAAGTGGATGTCGATGGTCCTGTCGCGACAGATGCAAGGCAAGAACGGTGTACCCTTCACGCCGCCAATGTTCTCTCACGTCTACCGGCTGACAACTGTCGGCCAGGAAAACTCTAAGGGCTCCTGGCACGGCTGGGAAGTCGCCCTGGAAGGACAGGTGCAGGATATTAATCTGTATCATGCCGCCAAAACCTTTGGAGAAAGCGTCGAGAGTGGGCAAGTCCAGGTAAAGCATCAACAAGATGCGGGCTCCGAAACCAGCCTGGATGATAGCGTCCCGTTTTAACCTGGAGTGGCGGGGCTTGTCCCCGCCACTCATTTTTAGGGGACCGCTATGTCCAACAGCGAGAAATTTGCGTCAATATTCGACGGACTCAGTGATGCCTATGGCACCTACGTCGTCGAGAAAAAACAAGCCAACGGCAAGAACGTCGGTACCGCCAAGGTCCACCATGAACCACGGACCACGGGCCACTGGGACCGGCACCTCGCCGGTCAGGGAAAGGCTATGGGGATTATCCCCATCAACCGAGACAATAATTGCCGGTGGGGCGCTATAGACATTGACGTCTACCCCACAGACCACAAGGCCCTTGTCGAAAAAATCAAAAGGCACAAGCTTCCGTTCATTTGTTTTAGGTCTAAATCCGGTGGAGCGCATCTGTCTCTGTTTTCGTCCGAATGGATGCCTGCGCGAGAAATGCAGGAAACCCTGACACGATTAAGGGCCGCGTTGGGCTTCAGCGACGTCACAGAGATTTTTCCAAAGCAAATTAAGCTTCACGCTAACGACACCGGCAATTACCTGACGGTGCCCTATTTCGACGCGGAGGAGGGGCTGCGGTACGCCTTCATGGACGATGGCACGGCAGCAACTCTGGAGCAGTTTTTTGAACTGCATGAAGAGCGTGTTCAGACGCCCGAACAGATCCTCGCGTTGTCGTTAGAGGAGGCGACAGAAAGTCTGACTGACGGACCTCCGTGCCTTCAGTACTTGTGTAATCAAGGCTTTCCTGAAGGGACAAGGAACAACGGACTATTCAATCTTGGTGTCTATCTCCGGAAAGCTTTCCCGGACGATTGGGAAACCCAGATAATGACCTTTAACATGCAGTACATGGGGCCACCTTTGCCCCTCAACGAGGTCAACCTCGTCGCCAATCAACTGCGCCGCAAGGATTACACCTACAAGTGCAGGGACATGCCGATAGTTTCACATTGTAACCGTGACGTCTGCCGGACAAAGAAGCACGGCATCGGCGGGGGCTTGTCGGCTACCGTGGCGAATCTTCGCAAGTACAATTCGGATCCTCCCGTCTGGTTTTTGGACGTCAACGGCGTCCCTGTAGAGCTTGATACTGAAGCTCTGATGAACCAAGCCGCATTTCAAAAAGCCTGCGTGGAGCAGATCAATTTCTTTCCGGAGACCGCCGCAAAACCTGTCTGGGAAGCTCGAATGAACGCCCTTCTGTCGGAGATGATCACAATGGAGGGCAGCATCATAGAGGTATCAAAAGATAGTTCCGTTAACGGCCAGTTCTACGATCTTCTGGAGGAGTTCTGTACGTCCATGCAAACGGCGAACGACAAAGAGGAAATCCTTCTCCGCCGCCCTTGGACGGATGAAGAGAAGAAGAGGACGTTCTTCCGTTTGAAGGACTTCGGGGGCCATTTGCGAAAAAATCGATTTTTCGAATACAAGGCCAACGTCATCAGTCAGCGGCTGCGCGACATAGGTGGAGAGCCGGAGCAAATCCGGATCAAGAACAAGCCCACCCGCGTATGGAGCATTCCTGCCTACAACGTCGTTGAGGTGGAGGTCTCCACGCCCGACTTTGGGGACACGTCCGAGGCTCCGTTCTAATGCTCCGGGTATTTGGCCCCCCGGGCACAGGGAAGACCACAACCCTTTTGAACATGGTCGATGCGGCCCTGGACGGGGGCACCCCTCCTGAAAGGATTGCATTCCTGGCGTTTACCAGGAAAGCCGCCTATGAGGCGAGAGATCGCGCCGCCGCGAGGTTTAACCTGGACGCTCAAAAGGAATTACCTTATTTCCGCACCATTCACTCCCTGGCGCTGCGGGTGCTTGGTCTCCGATCAGAGCAAATCCTCAAGCCGTCCGATCTAAGGGAGTTCGCCAATCGAATTGGCGTAGATATCTCCGGCAGCGCGGAAGAGGACGAAGTCGTAAATCCGGACCATCCTGTTTTGCAACTGCTGGCGTTAGCGACCACGAAAAAGGTGCCGCTCCGAAAGGAGTACAACCGAAACCACACGCTGCCCTACAGTTGGGAAGAGGTGGACTATATCGCACGGGCATATAACGAATATAAAAAGGTCAACGGTCTCTACGACTTCACCGACATGCTGGTAGGCTTTCTAGATTATGCTCCAGCGGCCTGCCCCAAGTTTGAGTTATGCTTTCTAGATGAGGCGCAAGACCTCACGCCGCTGCAATGGGACATTGCTCACCTTCTGGACAGCAAATCTCAACGCATGTACTGCGCTGGCGACGATGATCAGGCCATCTACAAATGGGCCGGGGCCGACGTAGATCATTTCATCAACCTCCCAGGCGGAAGCGAGACGCTTGAGCAGTCGTACAGAATACCCTCCTCCGTTCACGACGTGGCCATGAACATTGCCAACCGCATCCACAAGCGGTACCCAAAGGTCTACCGCCCGCGAAAAGAGAAGGGCCTCGTGGGCCGCATTCGCGACATTAATGATGTCGATTTGTCGGAAGGCTCGTGGCTCATTCTCGCGCAGGCGCGGTACATGCTGTATCCAATCAACTACGAGCTAAAATCTGCGGGCTTTTTGTTCGATAAACAAGGCCACTCGTCCATTAACCCCAAGCTATCAACCGCCGTCAACGCATGGGAGCAATTGCGAAACGGCAAGAGCATTGCCCTTGACGCCGCCAAGACAATGTACAGCTTCATGTCAGCGGGCTCCCACGTCGAGCGGGGCTTCAAGAAGATTCAGGCCGACGATGAAGCTTTGTTCACGCTTCCGCTTCTCCAAGAAAACCACGGCCTTCTGGTTGACGAAAAAATGATCTGGCACGAGGCGCTGGATAAGATTCCCGACGCGGAACGAGCCTACCTCGTTGCGCTCTTGCGCCGGGGCGAAAAATTCAATGCCCCCCCGAGGATCACAGTGTCCACAATCCACGGCGCAAAAGGCGGCGAGGCCGACAACGTTGTCTTGATGACGGACCTAACAACAGCCGCCGACAACGAAAGGCAGATCGAACCCGACAATCTCAATAGAGTGTTTTATGTCGGCGTGACGCGAACGCGGCAAAAGCTTTACCTGGTCGAACCCGAGAACACCTACCGGAGCTTCGAAATATGAAACGCGGTAAAATTCTGCAAGAGGCGTTCAAGCTGGTCCACGGCCCACGGGCCGAGAAGTACGGACCGCCGCTCACGAACCATCAGCGCATTGCCGCTGGATGGTCCGTTATTTTTGGCCAGGAGGTTTCGCCTTCACAGGTTGTTAAAGCACTGATTTGGCTTAAAATAGCCCGATTGGTCAACGCCAACGACGATGACAGTTGGAAGGACATTGCGGGGTACGCCGCAATTGGTAGTGAAATAGCAGATGACGAATAAATTACAGATGGCAATGTTCCCCCCGGTAAGTGAGTGGCTCCCCCCCGACACTTTTCCCGACATAACGGACGCAAAAGAAATTGCCATCGATGTCGAGACCCGGGATCCGGACCTCAAGACCCACGGCCCAGGCTGGGCCCGGAACGTTGGCGAGGTTGTCGGTGTCGCGATTGCAGTTGACGGCTGGAAAACGTACATCCCCCTGCGCCACCTGGGCGGCGGCAACCTAGACGAACGTGTCGTCAGCAAGTGGCTCAAGCGCGTCTTTGAATGTCCCGCCGACAAAATCATGCACAACGCCCAGTACGATGCGGGCTGGATACGCCGCATGGGCTTTAAACTTAACGGGCGCATTATCGACACGTTGATCACCGCCGGACTGCTGGACGAAAACAGGTTCAGCTACTCGCTCAACGCGCTCTCCTACGACTACCTGGGCAAAGTAAAATCCGAAAAGACGCTCACGGAAGCCGCACGGGAATTCGGGGTGGACCCCAAGGCCGAGCTTTGGAAACTCCCCGCGCATTTTGTCGGGCCCTACGCCGAAACCGACGCCGAGCTTGCCCTCGAACTTTGGCGCAACTTCATCCCACGGCTGAATACCGAGGACCTATGGTCCGTGCATAAGCTGGAAACAGACCTCCTGCCGTGTTTGATCGACATGACATGGAACGGCGTAAGAGTGGACATAGACCGCGCCGAACGGACCAAGCAAGAATTGATGACGCGAGAGAAGGCGCTGCTGCGAAAGATCAAAAAGATCAGCGGCCATCACGTCGAAATCTGGGCTGCGGCGTCCATCGCCAAGGCGTTCGACGCCATAGGCGTGTCGTACCCCAAGACCGAAAAGGGAAACCCCAGCTTCACCAAAACCTTTTTGTCTGAGCACCCCTCCGAAATTGCCAGCCTCGTGGTCGAGTCGAGAGAAATTAACAAAACCCACTCCACGTTCATCGACACGATCCTGCGTCACGTCGCTGGCGATGGCCGCATCCATGCCCACATTAACCAGCTTCGATCTGACGATGGCGGCACCGTGTCTGGCCGCACGTCGATGTCCAACCCGAACCTCCAGCAAGTGCCCGCGCGTCACGCCCAGCTTGGCCCCATGATCCGGTCCCTGTTCCTGCCGGAGGAGGAAAAGCAGTGGGCGGCGGTGGACTTCTCGCAACAGGAGCCGCGCATCCTGGTGCACTACGCAGCCGCATACGGAGAATGGAAAAACGAGGACGGCGGGCTTCCCGGCGTCCAGGAATTCGTAGAAAGTTATCGCAACGATCCGGACATGGACTTCCATACCATGGTCGCGGAGATGGCCGACATCTCCCGCAAGCAAGCGAAGACCATAAACCTAGCCATGATGTACGGAATGGGGGTCACTAAATTAAGCCAGCAACTCGACATCTCCCTGGACGAGGCCAAAGATCTGACCAAGCAGTATCACGCCCGGGTTCCGTTCGTGAAAATGCTCTCGCAAGGCGTCTCCCGCCGCCTGGAAGATCGAAAATCCTCCGGGAGCATCCGTAGCCTGAAAGGCCGGAAATGCCGCTTCGAAAAATGGGAGCCGGATACCTTCCAAATGCACAAGGCACTGCCTTGGGATGAAGCAGTCGCGGCCCACGGCCCAACGACCAGACTGAAAAGAGCCATGACCTACAAGGCGCTAAACCGTTTGATCCAGGCGTCCGCAGCCGACATGTGTAAACAAGCCATGGTCGATCTCCACCAAAAAGGCGTCACGCCAATGATCATGGTTCACGATGAACTGGACTGCTCCGTATCCTCCCTGGAGGAGGCCAAGGAGATAGCCCAAGTCATGGTCGATGCCGTTCCGTTGGAGGTCCCCTCGAAATGTGACATCGACATGGGGCCATCCTGGGGCGAGGCAGTGCCAACCGAGACCTAGTCGCCGCCATCCAAACCCTCAATGATCTCATTTGTGGTCAGGACGGCTTGTGGAACAGCCTTCGGAATAGCTTTCGGCATTTGGTCCACGCTAGGGTCTTTGCGTATGAACCCGTGAGAGGTCGCGGCCAACGAGCCGTCGAGCACTCCAGCGGCCACACCCGCGAGGTACAACGCCATCTTGTCGTTGTCTCCCTTGCAAGCCGCTTCCGCATCGGACATCAAAAATTCAATCAGGTCGTCTCTCATATTTTTCAAAAACCTCTCTCAACGTTCGCTCTTGATTTTCGACGGTAAACTCTTCCGGGGGAACCCGCCAATGCATTTTTGTGCATTTCTCGACAGGCACAAACTTGCACAGACGTTTGTCTAGCGCAACCAGCACGACGATATCGCAGTCAACTTTCGTGAGTTTACGCCGGGCCCCGGCAGCGGCGCGATACACCAGAAATTCGTATCGGGGCAGCGCCCGATTTGTGGCCTTACGTGGCTTGATTGTTGACTTCACTTGCACTCGGACAACATGAGGCCCGGAAAAGGCAACAAGATCAATGCGGCTAACACCCGCAAAAACCACCTCCCAGCGGTCGGCCTGCCTGGACTGAATGACCGACGCGGCCAAGAACTCAGCCGCCTTTCCGGTGTTCTCTCCCGAGATCGGAACTACCCCTTACCGTCTTGTTTTTCGGCAGAAAATCGCATATATTCCCTCCAGGAGGTACGCCGACAATGGACACAAAAAAATGGAAAAGCATTCTGGTACCCCGCGAGGTGTATGAGGAGATCGTGAAAATCTCGAACGCGGAGGACCGAACAATCAGCGGTCAGTTGCGGGTGATATTTTCTCAATGGTACATGGCGCTGTACGCTGGACGGGCTTCGGAAGACGGTTAGGGGGGCGACGTCCCCCACACTCTCACGAGACCGTCCAACAAACGGCGCTGCTCTTGCAGATTTTTCTGCATGTGCAGGGTGCGCTCGTCTATACGCTCTTGCCGCGACGAAATCTCTCCCATGCTGATTACCGCGTCCTCAATTTTATAGATGCGCCGGTCCTGGTCTTCGTTTTGTTGAATCAGTTGGCCCCAGGCAATCGCCGCGCCCAACGCCACTATTGACGCTGGGATAAGGGCCAGCCATTTAGTCATCTTTTTTCTCGGACTTCGGCTTCCTGTCTTTCGGCGCTAGGTACTCGTCACCGACGATGAAGCCGTGGAAATTTTCCTTGAGAAACTTGTAGACCGTTTCAGTTGGAATACTCCAGCCCATGTGCGTCACAGCCTGAAACCCCGTTGCGCTGACCCTTGAAGGTACACCAATCATCTCAAAGCGACGGCGCTCCTTGCTCCGAGCGAACAGTGCGCCACCGGAGTTGCCGAAGATGATTGGGCTCGTAGCTAGCTGGTACCTGTAGCCGTTGATAATTTGCTCACTGAAGGCCATCTCGCCCGACGTCATAAAAGGGGGATACCCCAGTCCAGCGCCCACGGCCCAGACCCGCTGCCCCAATTTTGGCACCTCGTCTTCCGGCAAAATAAAGGCCACCGGCTCGACGCCGCGTTCGAAGTCCCGGAGGTGGAGAAGAGCTAGATCGCGCTGCTCGTCATGCGCCACGATGTCGGCCAACTTGCCTCTGGTTCCGACGCTGCGGGCGCACCTTATATAGTCAAACCAAAAAGCAGTGACGGGAGAACGTGTTTCCCTCTTCACCTTCTGGGACTTTTGCGGGGACCAGATCTCGCGGATGCGGATGGATCCAGCGATGACGTGATAATTTGTCAGGATGTACGTCTCGTACTTTTTCTTCTCTTCGGTGCCGTGGTTTTGGGAATAGATGACGGTTCCAGATCCTGTCGTATCGATCCTAACGGCGGTGTTCAACATCTCGCTGTGCTGGGGACCGCAATCTGCGACGGCGTCAACAATTCCTGCACAAAAGATCAGGCCGACAAGCGCGGCGGCTTTCAAAAATTTCACGATGCGTCTCCTTTTAAATGCACGGCGGTGCACATCTCATGTCGTTGGTCAGCAATATGATCGCCGTCGCGGCTATCGCCACCAGCGCCAGTATAAGCATTGCTCTCTTCAGATTCATCTCTTATATCCTCACACCAGTACAGCGTGACAGGCGTCGCATTCGACGCGGTCTTCCACAACCCTTCCTCTGGTAAGTGCGCCGCAAAATTCGCAAGGAACGTGGTCCTCGTAGTAATAGGAGACAGTCGGCGTCTGCTCTACCTCGCATTCTATCTCGTTTTCAACCCTTTGCCAAACCTCATATGCGGTCCTTTTAGCGCACGGGCCGTCCCATACGCTGATGGCCAATGACCTGTCCGGGCTCCCCCCCTTTTGGAGGTAATCCTCGCGCCAGGTCAGGTTCGCGAACAGCGAGGGCCGGTGCCTGAGAATCTGCTCGTAGCCCTTCTGGCAGGCCCAGAGGCGCTCCGGCGTTACCAGGACCATTTGCTCGACGCCAATCTTAAAGCTGTGGTCGATGAACCGTCGAATATATTTGAAAGGAGGGTTGGTCACGATGATGGGAGCCTGCGCCGACTTCCAATCAAAAAAGTCGTAGCCCTCGTCGATGTCGTGGCTGACGACGCGGTACCCGGACTGTTCGAGCGCCGTCGAGAAGCGACCGTCCCCGGCGCACGGCTCCCATACAACCGCATTTTCTCTCAGTTTCACGTGAAACAATATGGCGTCGATGATGCTCTGCGGCGTCGGATAAAAGTCTCGCTCGTGTCTCATGTTGTCTCTCGCTCTTCTTGTTTAAATTCCGGAGGGATCAGAGGGGGGTAAACCTCCGCCCCCCTCCCGTGAAGTAAGCCACATATATTGACAGGACCGCATAACATTGTATACTTCGGGGGCGATGCCGGTCAAGTTGGACGGCCAGCGTCGCCAGGGGCTTTTGGGCTCATCCCCTTATGCCCCAACCTGTCGCGGGAGAGCCCTCCCGGCAAGCGCGGCAGGTCCGGCAACCGCAGTGGCCCCCTTGCCCTAGGTCAAAGCCGCTGCGGTTGCCAACCCCTTCAACCCAGGGAGGCAAAGGAGATCACATAATGGCGCTAGAGAAATATGTCGGTGGAGCAGAAGCGCAACTGAACCGGGGCGGGTTCAAAACGTCCAAGCACCACTTCCCGGTTACCGGCGAGTCGATTTGGACAGTGCCCCGCCTGTCGTGGGTGGAAAACCAAATAGGGGCAAAACACATGGTCTACCACGTTGGATTCCTGGCCGTGGACTGCGACCAACTAATGCATAACCGAAAAACAGGCAAAGACTCCCTGTCGCCCGCCGCAAAATACTTGCGGAAGGTGCGGGCCGCAGCCTATTCCGCCGCAGAGGCAGGACTCGTGCACCTCACCCAAAAACGAACCGACAACCCCGCCTACAAAGGCCAACCAAGATTCGAATATCGCGCCTCGCCCAAAATTCATGCCCAAGCAAAATGACAGCAACCGCAATGGTCATCGTCGCCGTCGCCATCATCATCGGCGGCGGCGACGAAGCGCGCCTCGTGGTGCTGAACCAACAATACCAAACCATGGCCGAATGTGAACGGGCCACGGCGCACGAGCCATGGATCGTCTGTGCCGAGACCCCGGCGTGGTGGGTAAATGCCCCGTGATGTAGAGGAAATTGCCGCCGAACAGTACTTGTACTGGAAGGCACGCGGATGGACCCACGCCGAAATGCTGGCAGCTATTAGCCGCCCGGACTTTGCCGGGGACTTTGCCGGGGACGACGTCGTCCAGAAGATCATGGCCGCATGGCAGTCCCTGTATCGAAGACGGGAGGACCGCTTAACCTCTTGACCTCGATAGGCAGGATATGGGATTATATAGGCCCAACCCAGGAAGGAGCCACCATGAAAACCCGACGCAGTAGATCAAAAAGAAAATGTAACCTTTGCTCCAGCCCGATAGAGAAGGGCGAACAATACGCTCTAAAATCGAAGCGGATCGGAGATCACGGCATGGAAGCCTTCGATGGCACCGTCCACGAATGGCAACCGTATTACCACAAATTCCCCGTCTGCGCGAAATGCGCGATGTGAAAGGGAGACAAAAATGCTCAATGTACCATGGAATTTGCAAACGTTGTCTTTAGAGGAGGCCCAAAAACATTGGGCGGCGGCAATTCACGACAAAGGTGGATTCTGCCCCTGTTGTGATCGATGGGGGAAAATCTACGCTCGGCCCTTTAACGCAACGATGGCTCGGTCCCTGATCTGGCTAGCCGCATGGGACAAGGATGACGGCTGGTGCGATGTGCCAAATACCGCGCCAAAGTCGGTCGTCAGGACCAACCAATTGCCGTCCGCGCGATGGTGGGGACTTGTCGAGCGTCAGCCGTCTGGCGACAGCGCAGCCAAGCATTCCGGCTGGTGGAGGGCAACCGACAAAGGTAATCGGTTCGCCAGGGGAATGATCCTCATCCCAAAGGAGGTATTCACCTACAACGCCGAGGCGCTCTATTTTGGTGACGACCTCATCCACATCAAAGACGCCTTCAAAACGGCCTTCGACTACAAACAAGTGATGCAGCCGAAAGGGCAGCAAGAGTGGGATTTTTAAAGTAACCAAGGCGAGCGGCGGCGTCAGGGGCGAGCAGTAGTTGCGACTACGGATTCTCCCTCGCGTAAAAAAAGGCGAGATGAACGGCTGATTATCCCTTTTGCATAGCTTGGGGGGTAAGGGTCAATCCCGCCAACCGCCGCAACCTATAAAGGAGAAAAAATGATGGCCGTGCGTTTGTTTCCACTTGTTCATGGTCCCTATATGGATAGGCATCCTCTCCAACGTTATAACCTTGTTTCCCCATACCCCGAAGACTTACGGGCTTGGCCTTTTGGGGATGAAAAGGAAAAGGCGGAAGTTGAGTTAAGGAATAAAGAGGAGGAACGCCAAAAGTACAGCCGTAAAGCGGCGCTTAGACGAACAAAAATTCTGGTGCAAACGCCCCCGTGGCTAACAAAGGAGCAACGGGACGACATAATCAACATCTATCAAGCAGCCGCCGCGCGGACCCTGCATACGAATATCCAACATGAGGTTGATCATATTGTACCGTTGCGAGGGGAAAATGTTTCTGGGCTGCATGTACCATGGAATTTGCAAATCTTGACGAAACAAGAAAATCTACAAAAATCAAACAAATTTAAGGGGTTGTGAGCATGACGCCGCACAATAAACCAATAATATCGCTCGACCAAAAGATGGAAGAGTTCTACCCATTCCTGTCAATTCGCGTGGCCCGATATATGCGAGACAGTGATGTTGTAACCGTTGGTGATCTGACAAAAAAGGCATACTACGACTTAATACGAACACGTAACTTTGGCCGAAAGTCGCTGGAAGAGGTTAAAAACTTCTTGGCGACGGCTGGCCTAGCGTTGAAGCCTTACTACCATTCTTGGCATGATCCGGATTATAAAAAAACTGACCGGCCTGACGGTGGGCCATAAATGATGGAGTGGAGGAAATCGACCGTCCCCGACTACATGGTCTCCGAGGCAGGAGACATGAAGCTGCTCGTCAACAAAAACAACAAAGTGGCCGGGACAATCCTCAAAGGCCACGTCAAAAAGAAAAGAGGCGGCTACCGCGTCTATCGTATCCGCGTGGACGGCAAAACCTTAACCGTCGCCGCGCACCGCGCAGTGCTGATGGCCTTCGTAGGCCCGCCGCCAACCACAGAGCACCAATGCGCCCATTACGACGGGGACCCAACCAACAACCACTTCACCAATCTGCGATGGGCAACGGCAGCAGAAAATACCGCCGACAAAGTCCGTCACGGTAGGCACCTGGACGGGCACCGGAGATTCACAAAAGAACAAGTCCTGGAAATGCGGGCCATGCGAGAAAACGGCAAAACCTTCGCCCAGATCAAAGAAGTCTTCAAAATCTCCAAAGGTAACCTGAGTGCCATCATAAATCGGAAAACCTGGACGCACATAGAAGAGGAAACCAAAAATGACTGAGTTCCATTGCACCAACTGCGGCAAATGTTGCGTCAACTCACCGTACATGGGATCACTATTCGCCGTCGAAGAAGACCTCGCGCGATGGGAAAACGCCGAGCGATGGGATATCCTCGACACAGCGTACATCTTCTATTGGGGCGAAAAAATAAAACGCACCGCCGACCTCTGGACAGATCCCAAAACAGGCGACGAAATTACCAACGGGACATGCCCATGGGTCAAAAAAATCGGGGAAGACCTCTGGCACTGCACCATCCACGAGCTACGACCTAACGTCTGCCGGGACTACCCAGTAAATGAAGAGCAAAGAGTCGGGTTTGGATGCCCGGGATTCTTCAAAGAGTAAGTTGTTCGAATTCCAGCGCGGGAAAAGGGACGGTTCCGAGGGCAAAACAGAATGGCAGAAAACCGCGATTCACGGCTCACGGTCCCCCCTGTATGTTGTACTCTCCAGAAAAAAAAAAATGAAAAAAAAATCTCGGGAATCGCCGGTACAGCCGGTACGCCGGTACGCCCTCGAAATTTGGCAGATTTCCGGTCCAAAAGAGGGGTCTTTTTGTACCGGACGTGTACCGGCACGATATTCAAGACGGTACCTCCTTCAGCGTGGGTTATAGGCGACTCAAATTTTTTTTTGTATGTATATTTTTTTCTGGAAAGTAGAACATAAGGTGCGGGTTTTGGGATTGCCCAGGGAATCCCTATGTGGGATAATATGCGCTCACACTAAAAGGAGATGCGATATGCTTATCATAGTTAAGATTAGAGGGGAGGACGCGGCATGAGCCAGTACAAGACGACGAACATGGAAGACCTTGGCTATGGAATATTCAAGTTAACCCTTGAGGACGAACACTCGGAGACCTCCTGGGGGAGATCCGTGACCGAAGCGGTTAATGCTGCGCTGGTGGAACAAGGCCACGTCGCCAATGAGGAGGGCATTGCCGCCTCGTGGGAAATTACGGTTTGGGTTGATACCTTGGAGGAGAGCGCATGAAAGCCTTCAAGATCGTCGAGCAACATGGCCCCCATCTGAAGACCTTGTTCCATGGCCTGGATGGCAGCAGAACCCTGCCTTATGGACGATGGCTAACGGCGGCAAAAAAGGAGGTCAAAGACGGCACCTCGAAAACGACCTACATTTCCGGCTGGCACGTCTTGATGAGCCGGTCCGACGCGGAAGACTATTTGAGAGCCTTCACCAAGCGCCTTGATTTGCTCAAGATCGTGCCGGTCGATGTTCGAGGGGAGGTGCGCCTCAAGGCGCATTCTAGATCGGAGGTTTACCTCGCCGACAAAATTCGGCTACATGAAGACCTTGTTCGATATCTGGATGAAGGCGGGGAGCTATAATGTTTTGGTTGCTGTCGAAAATTTTAAGTCTGTTTGATCGGCCCGCCGAGGTGCCGGAAGTGGTCAAGAAAAACGCGGAGAGACATCTGAGAGAGATGCGTGGGCGATATGTCCGGGATCGTCCGCAACCGAAAAAAAGAAGGGGGTTCTAAAGCTGACCGCGCGGCCCCTTGAACCTCTGGCCCTGGCCCCTGCGCCGGGGCCTTTTTTTTATCTCTTTTTGCCCCTGGACAATATGCGACAACCTCTATATAAATTTTCTCATGGCTGTATCCCAGCCCTTTGAGGAGAGACCTATGAGAATCGATAACGATCAGAAAACCCTAAACGATCTGTTAGTCGCGTGTCAGGACCAGTCTGACCGGAAAGCGGATTATACCGCCCCTACCACTGAACTGGTCTGCCAGACTGTCCCGACCCGCGCGGGCAACAGGACCCAAGTGGTTGTGGAGGGGTCTCATGGAGAGTCTACGAAAGTGCTTGAGTGCAATCCGACCGCCTTTGTGCAACTTTGCAACAAGGTTAATATCGATATCCGCACCGCTCGCCGGTTCCGGGATTTCTATCCCAGGGTCTTGGACCTTGCGTTAAACTCCATCCATAAGGCGGAGCCGCGAACGGTGATGTTGAGGTCGTTCGATCTGCCCAGGGGCCATATCCTGGAAAATCTGGACCCTACGATCAGGCGTGAGTTTGGAGACGGCAGCTTCATCGAGGCTCCAAGCTCGACGGGCATGCTACGAGCAGTAGTTACAAACCGGTTTAAGAGGTTTGATCACCCGGACCTGTTGGAAGCGGTCCTGCCGGTTTTGCGGGATTCCGATGCCGACTGGAAAGTTGTCAACGCGGCGATCACCGACAAGCGGCTGTACGTTCGCTTCCGGAGCCAGAACATAACCGGTGTCGGCGCGGCTGTCGGCGACGCCATGGCCCAGGGCATCGTGATCAGCAACAGCGAGACCGGTCACGGCTCGATCAGCATCGCACAACTGGTCTGGACGTTGATCTGCCTAAACGGCATGGAGACCGCGAACAAGAATAAGTCCACGCATTTGACCTCGGCCTTGGCCGAAGGCATCGTCCACCTACTGACAGACGAATCCAAGCGCCTGGATAATGCAGCTTTGAAATCCAAACTTGTAGATATCACGGCGGCATTTGCGTCTCGCGAGATGTTCGAGGAAGTCTTGACGCAATTCCGGACGGCGGCGGACGATCATGTCAAAAATGGCGTTGCCGCTGCCCAGCCCGCCGTAGAGGCTTTGGGCGCGGTGATGAAATTGACCCAGGTGGAGACCAGCAGCGTGTTCGCAGGGTTGATGGAGACGTTGCAACAGGATGGCTACATGGGCCAGCCGCTGTCTCGGGCAACCCTGGTTAATGCCGTGACGGCGGCGGCGAAAACCGCCAAGCCTGACGATCAGTCGGAATGGCAGCGCCGGGGGGGCAAGCTTCTGGAACTCCCCCGGAACCAATGGAAAGCCATTGCGGAAGTGCCCTTGGCCGTCGCCGCCTAGCGTTTACCCCAACCTAGCCGCCCCGGCCCGCCGCCGGGGCGGTATTTTTTTGCCTGGACTCTACCATCTAATAGCGCATAAAATCGCAGACGGGCGGCGATACCCGCCGCACCATAATAGGAGTCAAGGTTATGTGTGAGAACATGGTTAGCTATTACGTCCCGAAAGGATATGACTACCAGGAGGTGTTCGTTCCCTGCGGTCTCACTGATCACCACGGTGAGCGGGCCATTTGCCAGGACTGCCGCGACGATCCTGACGTGATGCGTGACATCGATGCCCAGGAGGAAAACATCCGCGCGGACAACGCCTGGGCCGCGTCAGCAGGCTGGGGGGAATGGTGATGGCGGGATATTACGATGATAATTTCGGGCGCTGGGATATTGAGGACGATGATGACGTTGCTTTTTATCGTCAAGTCCAGCGCGAGAGCGTTCTGAAAATATGCCGGGACTGTGGCCGGGAGGTTCGCCTGCGGCCCTCTTATGCAATCTGCAACTCTTGCGCAGATAGAATCGAACGGGGGGGATGGTGATGAAAACCGTGTACATAAATGGAGAACCGCTGGACGTTAGCGCGCCGGATCAGCGCGCGCTTGCTATTCTGGTGTCGCATGACTTCGCCGCGTCCCCTTCGCTTTTTGAGGAAGGCCCGCGAAAATGGGCGCGGTACATATTGCCGCGTGGGCACCACGCCGACCGGCTGGGAATCCGCCGCGTTGATTCCGAATTCGATATTGTGCGCCTGGACCCTGCGGCCCGCCGCCGCGCCCGTCGATATTTTGACCGGTACCCGCGCCGACGCGTCTGCGTGATCGGAACGCCGCGACGCGTGAATCTGATACTGCATAAATTGCGCCGCGCGTAGCAGCCGCCCAACCTTGCCGCTCTGGCCTAACAGCCGGGGCGG